TTAATTTTTGGGCTTATATTTCTCTGTATCGAAACCCTCTATATCAAATTCAAAGATAGGGGCACCCTCTTGATAGATTGTTGGCGAAATACGAACAATTTTTGCCTTATTTAAATTACCTAAGAATTTGGTATAGTTACTTATAAAGATTGTTTCAGTGCTATTGTCTGCTGGAGGATTAGCAGAGTAAGTAACAGGTTTACCGTCATCAAATCTAATTAACACATTACAACCTTCATAAGAATTGCAAAGAATCTGGCCTTGTTCAATTCTAAATATTACATCCTTGCCATACTTAGGGTCATTTCTGAGGGTTAAGGTCGCATTTTGAGTGCCGCTGTATGGGAATGAAAAATTTACAGAATTAGAACTGGTTACTGATGCAAAATAAGTTTTACCGCCTGTCATCTTATCTTCGCTTTGCTCATATTGCCAGTTAGATAAATTTGGAGGATCTACAGGTTCAATTTTTTCAGGTAGTTTAGTTTCCTCTGTCCTATTTGCCGAAGTTTCTGATGAATTTGAAACTTTACTTGCTTCGAGCTTCTCAAGAGAGACTTCCAATTCAGCTATTCTTTTATTTGCAGCATCCAGCTCAGATTGAGGAACTCCACAGGCACCCAAGATGATGGTAAATAGAAATATATTACTTAATCTAATAAAGCGTTTATCTATCATACGTTACGCCGCCAGTAGATATTTTATATAGCATTGAACTGTAAGGTAACCTGAGAAGTACTTTGGATTTACTTGTTACTGCCCCTAAAACTCCAATCCTGCATATTAGACTCACCCCGCCCATTTCTCGCTCGCAAATAGAATCTGCGCTCTCTATGAAATCCGTTTTATTGAGTCTCAAAATCACTAACGTTTTACCTTCAGGGACTACCCCTATTGGCTGAATTACAAATAATGTAATTTGAGTATAAATTAGAATTCCAATAACGGCTGTTGCCAAGAAACCAATTAAGATTTTTTCATATTTTTTCTTCGTTATCTCTGAAACTTGACGATACCATGAAATGATTTTTACTAAAAATAATCTGCATCGAACATTAAGCTTTGTAAATGAGTTTAAATTGCTCAAGTCAGGAGATACAAAAAATGTTTACTTTAGTTAGAGTTGCTTGGATGCTGGGTCAGCATAATCCTAATAAGTCTCAAAAATTATGAAAAATTTTAAGACAAATTTACGTTAAAAATCCAAAGTATAGTGTTTGGATTTAGGCACGGAAAATAGTACTAAAGCAACATCATCGTAGTATCAATTTATATCTAAGGTATTAATTCTTTTGTATTAAAAAATGCTAAGTGTAGTTAATAGAACCTTGTTAGTTTTTATAGTGTTTTATTGAGATTATTAGTAACTCTGACCCGGAATTTTCGCATTATTTAATCTTTGTTAAGCCTGATTGTTAGCTCTCGAAGCTTTTCATAAGCGATACTATTTAGTTGCACATCTGCCTTAGTCCCCATTTTATTTACTCTCATTCCGCCACCTGTACGTCTTTTCATATTTATTTGACCTAATTGATTTACACCTTCTTTAAGAATAATTTTTAACAAACCAATCGCGTCATCGTCGATTTTTCTGAATTTAAACCATTTAGCTAATTTGGTTAACTTATAACTCTTTGCTTCTTCAATAGTTTTGAATGGACACTCTTTACCTTTAAGCGTTATTTCGTAACGTGCTCTGTGTAATTCTTTTGGCAGGTCTTCATTTTTATCAGTTGTCTTATAATAAATTCGCTGACTAATGTCCTCACTATTCTGACTTCCAACGTAAAGAGTATGTCCATCCAATATTTTTCTACTTAATGCTTTTAATCTTGGTGGCGCACTAGCAGAGCCTTTAGAGATTCCTGCAACACGTTTATTGTTACTACACGGCTTTGAAAGACTCCAATAAAAATTAGCTGTCTTGTCTAGTATGCTGTCCTTATTCTGGCTTTTTGAATAAGCATCAAACGATATTTCTACTCCGGTGAATATGAATGAAGTTATTTGATATTGCGCATTAATCTTATTATAGATTCTCTCAAGCTGAGACCATGATGCAACATCATACATCCTAAATTTAAATGTATTTGTAGCTCCACTTGAGCCCGCGTCAATTGGCTCGACATAATTCAAATCAAACAAGCGCCTAAGAGTCATGAAATTTGTGTTTTTTGTTAATGTGATTTCAATTTTTATCCAATCAATAACAGCTTTGTACTTAAACTCATCCATCATTACGTCTTCCTTGTTTTCATTAAATAGTTTTTTGACTCAAGATTTAAATCTCACCTAATGATTCATTATAGTAACGACATTAAATTGACTGAATATTTTCCAAAAACTTCCCCAATGCTCCTGTTCTTTTTATTTATGCCTTGATAGGCTTGGATACATATTAAACGTTCGTTTAACAATGTAGTCAGGAGAAAAAGCATGGATAGTAAAAAATATGTTGCTTATTATCGAGTCAGTACTCAAAAACAAGGATTAAGTGGACTAGGATTAGAAGCGCAGGAGAATGCAGTTATAAACCACCTCAAGAACATCAATTCTGAGCTCTTGGCATCGTTTACAGAGATTGAAACGGGAAAAGGCGCTAACGCATTAGAAAAGCGTCCACAGCTTTGCAAAGCGATTGAGCTCTGCCGTAAACTAGATGCTTATTTGATTATTGCTAAGTTAGATAGGCTAGCACGTAATGTTCACTTTGTATCAGGACTTATTGAGACAGGTTGTGACTTCATTGCGGCTGACATGCCACAAGCAAACAAAGTAATGATTCAAATGCATGCCGTAATGTCAGAATGGGAACGTGACCAAATTAGTTGTAGAACTAAAGCTGCTTTACAAGCCGCAAAGGCACGCGGAGTTAAATTGGGTCAAATGGGAATCAATAATCTAAAAAGCAATATAGTCTTACGACAATTAGATTCCAAATTATTTTCAGAAAAATTAAAAGGCCAAGTTGAAGGTTTTAAGCTTCGAGGTTTAACTCAGCGCAACATGGTGAAAGAGCTCAATAATGTAGGAATAACTACAATTAAAGGTGGCAAATGGACGTTAAACCAATTACAAAGATTACTTAAAACCCTAGCAATATAAACCATTCCAAGCTTTTTGAAATTCAATTCATTATCTAATTAATTGAGTAATGTAGTCTTATCTCTTATAGGGCTTAACAGATAGGATATAGAATATTCTCTATATAACAATTAATCTAATACTTATACTTCAGTAGCTCTAGAAAGCAAAAAGCCTCCAATGGAGGCTTTCTACTCTTTACATTGGGGCGCCCATAACGGGTAAGGCCATCCAACGCTTCACTAGCAATATTAGCTATACTCTAGTAGATTGTCAACCTTTATAGACTATCCTTTAATAATAAGAAGATAAATCATGCTTCCTTCTGATACGCAATCCTTTGAACTACTAGTATCCAAACCAAGATTAGACAGCTATCGCAATTACTTCAAGACAGTCACACCTTTAGAAACAATAGGGTTTTATATGTGGAATTGCGACCTTAGTATCAATCTTAATGTGTTACTAGGATATTTAGAGATAGCACTAAGGAATAACACTCATAGGAGTTTATCTAACTTCACATCTAAAGGGTCAACTAATAGTAGCCATTGGTATGATAGCAGTCGTATAAACCTTTCTGCTGACAATCAAAGAAAAATTGATGATACTAGAAAAGATAAAAAAACTGGTCAGCCTCTAAAGCCTGCACCAAATCCAGATGAGATTATTTCAAGATTATCTTTTGGATTTTGGCCTAATTTGCTAAACCAGTTGGACAGAAGATACACTGACATTACTCTTACGGCCATATTTCCAAACCATCAATACAGTGCAAATCCTTCAAATTGGAAGGTTGGTGCCAATGTGAAATCAGCAATTGCCGAATTGTTTGAAATCAATAAGCTTCGTAATAGAGTTGCACATCACGAATCAGTATGGAAGTTTGGTTCTATTATCAATACTTCTGTCCAACCTAACATTATTGTTGAGCCTGCTTCCAGTAATTTGAACGAGAGTATTCATAGATTTAATAGATTTCTTACTCAATATGATAATGTTCTTCAATCATTAAATTTGGATTTGCACAATGATTTATTTAACTCAAGCTGGAGAAAGAGAATTGAGTATTTGATTTCCCCAAAAGGGATTCAAAGATATCAAACAGCAAAAAACAGAATAGCTCCTGTTGCAATCACATCAACACATTTTCATGACAATTTTATTGCTTTCGCACAAGATAACCAGCCAATTGTTATTCATCAAAATGGCGAGTCAGGTTTGTTCCATCCATTATAAAAAAATCTAAATACGACGCCTTCTAGCCCCGATGTAATATTGCTGATGCAGCCGCAAAAAATAAACTATTTATTTCTGCGGCTAGAGGTGGGAATAGGACATTAAATCAGCTACAAAGAGTAATTATTATTTAATATTACAAAATTTTGGTAGATATAATATAGTCTGAACTAACTTAGGTGTCCCATCATTCAGGAAGCTTACACATGAAAGCTATGGTAATAATTTTCTATATATTATTAGGTATCTCTAATGCTAATGCCGATTTACAACAAGACAAATATAACAACAAAAAATAGAAGTAATACGAGAAAAAGAATCTATAACGGTTGATTACCTTTATAAAATTGATGCTCTAGTGGAGAAAAGTAATCAGTTAGAAATTAAACAAAAAGAATTAGAAATACAGCTTGTAAAATTAGCAAGTACTTCTGTATCTAATATTGATGTCGATGAAAAAAAGATATAGATTTTGAAGTTTGGATGGGCTTACTTTTAGCTTGTGTTGCGATAGTTGTAACTGGTTTAGGTGTTGTAATTGCTTTGTTAGCTTTGTGGGGTTATAGAAATATTAAGAAAAAAGCCACTAAAGAAGTTTTAAAACAATCAGACAAACAAATCAAAGAAGCTATTAAATCTGGTCACTTTGATGTCTTGATAGCCACAGAAGTGGACCGTGCAATTTATAGAGGTATTATGTCAGATAGCGATTTCCCATCGACCGAATCAGAAGGAGAAACCCATGAGCCGCAGTAAAGAATGGGACTCTGTCCCTGAAGAACAAAGAGAAATAATTTTAAAACATCAAAGTTCTTTTCCCATTAAAGTTGGAGCAATTGCTAAGGATTTGGGTCTGGACGTTAAGAGCTCAACCCTCAAAGCTGGTATTTCTGGAGAAATAAAAGAGGTTGAAGGAACAGTATTTATTAAAATTAGCAGGCACGACTCTAAAGAGAGACAACGATTTACATTGGCACATGAGATTGCTCATTTTTTACTGCACAAAGACAAGTTAAGCGAAGGTATAGAGGATACAGTTTTGTTTCGTTCCAATTTATCAGACAAGCTAGAAGTCGAGGCTAACAAACTGGCTGCGGATATAGTAATGCCACTTTCTCTGATTAATGCGATAGACTTTCCAAATGACACAAAGTTTGAAGTAAAGGTTGAACGAATAGCGAATTTAGCACAGCTATCAATACCAGCTATTGAAATACGTTTAGGCAAAAAAGGTTTTAATTATGTTCGATGAAAATTTCCCATATAAATATTGCCCTATTTTATCAATTAGCCCTTCAGAAATTACAGGCTTAAAAGAGCTTCCAGAAAAAGATAAAGATTTAATTTTACCCATATTTCCTATCAAGTCATGGGCAACCTCGAAAAAACTCACAGATGCAATAGCTAAAGTAGAGTCTGCAATCGGAAAAAATAGAAAATGGATTGCAGATATTGACCATGAAGAGCTATTAAACCGTTCACTAGATAAATTTCGAGACGTTCATAAAGAAATAAAAAGACTGACTATACCGGACAATGGTTATAAATACTGGTGTGATTTTATTGTAGAAAACCCCAACACTATACCTTGCTTACAGCTGAAAGTATTAACTGAACTACAAACCCAAATTAAAGTATTAAGTTCATTAAATAGAGGAATTGTAATAATACTACGAAGGTCTGATATTGAATCTCAAGCTTATATGGAAATTCTAACTCAGCTCAGACAAACAGATAATTTACTTATACTACTGGATTTGGAACAAATTACTAACGAACAAGTTGGTTTGCACGAGCAAATTAAACTGTATTTAATAGCTATAAAACAAATACTCCCAAATGCATTGGTTTCACTTTCATCTACTTCCTTCCCAGATAGCTTTGGTGGTTATTACAAAGGAACAAAAAATATTTACGAAAGAAGACTATATGAGATATTAAAAGCGGATGTAGATGACCTTATATACTCTGACAGAGGTGGGGCACGAGCAACAAATCTGTCTGGCGGCGGCGGAACCCCGCCCCCAAGGATTGATTATGCATGTAGAAATGAGTGGAACTTCATACGAATGGAGCTTGAAAGCACTTCAGGCAATTCAGATGAAGAACTTAGATTAGCTGCAAAAAGTAAAAAAAGGAGTTATACACTCAAATTTCAAAAGAAATTATGAGAGAGCAGTATTGGGAGTCAAATCTTAAGTTGTGGGCTAACAACATTATTGAACTCACAAGTGTAGGAGATGACTTTGGAATAAACAGCGCTCAAAAGGCTACAGCAGTAAGAATAAATAAGCATTTGTATACCCAGTTGCATTATAACTCTATAGATTTCAACGAGGATACCGATGAGGATTGGGAGGACTAAATCAGTTGAGCAGTCTTTGTTTCAGAATCAACAAATTTAGTTAAATCTGCAATATGTTTATCAATATTCAGCCAAAATTGATTACTTTGCATTTCCTCTAACTTATTCTTTTCTCGCTGTGCACTAAATCTACTTAGAAGCCTCAAGTCATCTTTTGAAATGATTTTATTAACTGTTTCTTCGACAAACTTAAGATTACTTTCTCGAAATTTTCTACTAAGAGTTTGTTGAACTCCTAATCTCAAACTTTCATTTGCTACATTAGCTAGCGAGTCTTTCAAAGCATTTCTGTTTTTTATGAACGGAATTTTCAAATTTGAAGCTAATTTTGCTAGGTCTACTACATCCATATAGTCGATTAATTGACTACTCTCAATCCTGTCACTACAAGTACCTTTACTCTTTATTTTAATTTCAGACTTGTTTATTTCCCATAAACCTACAGACTTTGGTAATTTGTGTGTAATTTTAGAAATAAACTTAGTATCGGATGCAACTATTACCATGTCGAAATATTTCAAATAAGTGTGAACTTGTTCCTCCAGTCTATATAAGCTATCTGCTTCGCTCTTAATTTCAAAAGCAATCAATTTACCTTTTGTTAGGATTGCAAGATCCACTCTTTTTAAATAGTTACCAACAGTCAACTCACTCATAATAATTGAGTCTTGGTTGATGATTTTCATGTCTCTCAAATAGTTTAAAGTTAATGCCTTAATGTCACCTTCAAGCATCCTATTACTATCTTTACTTGCATCCATTTTTGCCATAAATTTTTCTATTAAATAATAGTGTATATTTAATATTTATATTCTTCTTTAAATACCACTTCAGTTGAGGCTACGCCGGTTGTTATGCGTTTTGTCGTTTGATTTAACTTTATTTAAGATTTCATGAAAATCTAGCGTATTAATAACCTCGACCAGATTACCAAGCTTAAATGACTTTCCATACCTACCAAAAGTTTCACTCTCATCTTCATGCCCAACTAGCGCGGCAATTTTTGCTTTAGAAACGTCATTTTGTTTTAACTGATTAATAAAAGTATGTCTAAATGAGTGAAAACCTTTCCACTCTCAACTATTCCACATTTTTCTCTATATCTAGCAAACCACTTAGATGCCGCCTGACCATAGCCATCCCTGCCCTCCTTGAGTTCAGGGAATAACCTTAATTCATTTCGACCTCTGAGTTTATTTACATAATTTAAAATGCCAAGTCTAAGAAGCTCTGAATGAAGAGGAATTTCCCTGAATGCAGCTTTAGATTTTATTCTTTTTCCTGGCATATCGTCATTTATTTTTATGACATCAACTCCATCAATTATAACGAAATCTTTCAAATGTAGTTGGCAGAGCTCATTTAACCGAGCACCTGTGCATAGAGCAAGTAATGGCAACCAATAGTAATGTGGATGTCTGTATTTTTTTCAACAAATACCTCTGAGCTAAACAATTTTATTAAATCATGATTTGAGAATACTTGTCTTTCATCACGAGCTAATTTTGGACTCCTAATGGTCATACCTTTTGCAGGATTTAAAGAGGTATAACCATGCTGTATAGCCCATTCAAACAAAGAAGAGACTCTAGCTAATTTTTTGTTAATAGTATGACTAGCAGCTGGCTTTTCATTTAATTTTAAAATTTCATCAAATGATTTACTTCTAAATTTTGGTGACTTATTAATATTTGGAGGAAGTTTAAGTAGCAAAGCTCTGTATTCGCGGTGTTGTTCAAAACCATATTCAATGATTGGCCTATCTCCTACTATCCTAAGCCACATTCCAAATATTTCATTTACTGTATCTTCCGTTTTTGCAGTCCATTTTCCTTCCGCCTTTTGATTATTTGAATACTCTCGTATAACAGTGCTTATAAGCACTTGAAACTGATTTATATTAGCTTGGTTAGGCTTTATATTTGGCGAGGTTGCAGACGCCCTGCTGAGTACGTCTGATGCAAATTGGGTTAGTTTTTCTTTATCAGAATTGAATTGATTTTGCAGTTCTTGTAAGTTGAGTTTACTCAGTTCAGAATGCATTTTAGACTGCATCTCAAGTGTTAATTGATTAATTTCTTCAGAAAGGTGCAGCTCTAAATTTTTTATTGGTGTAATTTCAGCATAGAAATCATTAGTGATTGAATCAATTTCCGCTTGGTTGCAATTTGAAAGCTTACTTTTAAACACTTCTAATAATAAATAAATTTGTTGCTTATAATCATTATCTTTTTTCTCAAATCAATTAAATTTGATATGTGATGTCTGTTATCACCTAAATCAAATTCATACAAATTTTCTAAAAAGTTAATATGATTGTTAAAATCTTGAATTTTTAAGGACTGAACTAGATCTAGCGCAGCTTTGTATTCATCCTCAAAATTTAGTGCCATACGTATTCTTCCGAAATGAAGATTAATTGATGCTGCTAATTTAAAAGCGTGTAATTTAGCTAACTCTCTATTTCTTGTTTTTAGTGAAATTCTATACTCACTTTGATTGAACAAAACTTTCAGACTCTTCGGGATAACAAGCCTGAAACCATACACGCCGTATCGGTTAATGTGAAGTCTGGATGAAAACTTTATAGTTGAGTAAGTTTTCACTGGGACACCTCATTGGGACACAGGCGAATCAGTGAAATTATATAACAAAAACCCACTGAAAAATCAATGGGTTATTTGTTAATTGGTGGAGCTGGGGGGAATCGAACCCGCATACACCATTGTCCCTCTTGATTATAAAACAAATGCTGTCAAAATGCTGTCAATTAAGGATTAAAATTTAAATCACTTACACCCTACTTGCTCACAAGCTGCGTCAGCCCATCCACGCAATCGGTTGTAATCAATTGTCGTGACTTGGCATGCACGTTCTAGCGTAGAATATCCTGCGTAACACTCTCGTTCACGTTCGGTAAGTCCGCTGGTATCGCTTCCAGTGTCGGACATTCCAAGGCGATAACGCTCGGCTTTGTCTGATTCAATCCGCACGCGCTCAATAAAATTATGCTTAGTGCTATCAATGCGTTTTTCATATAGATCCTTTAAGTTTTGAGTTTCTCGCTGGCGATCGAGATTTAACTTTGCGACTAATGCCAGGTGTTGCTTTTCACTTTCCTGCAGTGCTTTTTTGCAACCGCCAGCTTCACAGCATTTTCAGAAGTTCGTTTAATCATCTGTGCTTGCAATTCAGCTTTCATCGTGAGCAATGCTAACTCAGCCGTATCAGCACGCTTCACCTCATTGCTGTATTGAGCGTAGCAATACCAAAGCACCAACAACGGCACGATAACGCGCCAGTGCTTGATTATGAAAGCCAAAAAATTACTAGCGCCAAGCTTAATCAGTTGCCATGCTATCAACATATAAATTCGCCTCCATCGGCATCATGCCGCTTTTAATCCAGTCAGCCACGGTGAAATTCGGACAATCTTTTATCCACTCATTACGTGTGATTTGGCCATCACCATTTAAGTCTGGTGAATAGTCACGATGCCCACGCACTTTAATGCCCATATCGTTATAAGCGTTGATTGCACCTTCTGCAGTTGCATGTGGGCGGTTTTGAATAATGCTTGATAAGTTAATCACGCAAGTGCGTAAGCTTTCCCATTGCGCTTTGCTGTACTTATCCAGGCCGATTAAACAAATACCAATCGAGCGTGAGTTATTGCCTTGCACGTGCGCACCCACTTCTTCAAGCCCACGGCCAGTTTCAATATCGCCATTCACACAAATAATGTAGTGATAGCCAATGTGTTTAAGTGTTGGATTAAAATTGCGTGTAGCTTGCGTTGCACGTTTAAAGCCACGTGCTTTGTGCATCGCATCAATGTCAGTCGCGCGAAAGTTCCTGCCGTTTGGTGTGGCAGCACAATGAATAATAATGTCGGTTATTTTGCGCTTCATTTTTTCAACCAATCATCAAAGTCACGCCACAAGCTTTTAAAGTAATCATTCACTAAGTAAACTTGATCATAAAACCATTCTCGCGCTCGATCTAAATCTGCGTGCGCCATGTATCTATCAAAGAAAAGCCAGAAGGTTAAGCCAAAAAATATGACAATCAGCGCAACTAGCCTATGCCATACTGGTGGCTCATAAACCACACTGCAAACTAAACCACCTAATCCAATCACCATAATCACCATGCTATGCTTCATGCAGATGCACGTGGTTTTACCCATGTTGTTTGCGATGAATATGCACATCCCCGCCAGCACCGCGCTTGATAGATAGAAAAAGTTTAATAACATTTTTACTTACTCCCAAGCCATGCAATGCGTTTAAGTAAAGCAGGCATCAATACGTGGGCCACTAAACCAATCACAATCGCAATTAATGCAACCATTGGCTCTTGTGCCGTTTTTGCCCACTCGGTTAAAAAAGGTAAAAAGTTAATCACGGCAAGCAACACCGGCACGGCTGATAATTGAGAAACCATGCCACCTATTGCCGTGGATGCAATGACGTTTAAGAATGATTTATTGACTGGCATTTTTTCTTGATAGACCAATGCACATATTGAAAACACCGCAGTTAAAGCGAATGGCCAAAAGGTTATGCCTACCATTGTTGTCGCAATGGCAAGTGCAGGAATTGCAACTGTCGCTGCATCGTCAATCTGTGTAGTCATTCTTCTAGCCTTTTCACTTAACTTTCACTTTTGGATAATTCAGCATGAGTAGATGCTGCGGTGTAATTCTGTGGTGGTATTTCAAGTCGTACGGCACATAACCACCCTGCACCATCACTGCATAAATAAACTCGGCACATGACCATTTCTCATGGGATTGCCAGTCTTGCATTAAGCCAATCCCGATTGCGCCAAACCAGTCGTAAGGCTTACCCATTTGCGCAATTATGAATACCATTGCATCAGTGTTTAATTCCACTGGAATTGTCACCATCACCGCATCACTGGCTTTAGCTAATCGCTCACTTAACGGTGTTTTGCAGACACCTTCACCCGCGATTGCACCCACAACGGTTTCATCATCTAAGATAATATCCACGTGGCTATAAACACTCCACGTCACAAAGCGGATGATCCAGCTGCCAATTGCACGTCTGCGGGTGAATAGTATTTTCATGGTGTGTTACCAGGTAATGGCTGCCACTTGCTCTGGCGTTGTTGCTGCATTTAACTGCGCCTTTAAACCTTCGCTTTTAGCAAAGTTGGCTTGGCCTTGTGCAATCATGCTGTCAAAAAAAGCATTCCAAGTTACAACGTCTGGAATAGAAACAATGCTGTTATCCACTGCTTTCCAGCCACCAACCCAATTTGGCGGCATTTCACCGCGTGTGGCCACATAACCATTGATGCCGTCAATATCACTACGGCTTAATGGGTCGCAGGCAATCACTTTACCGTTATGGGTAAAGGTGGTTTGGTTGGCAGTTAAACGTGCTTGGTTGATTTCTGCATTCTTAGCGGCTTTTAAATCCTCTAATTTTGCTGGAGGGGCAATTTCACCAAAATACTCAACATCATCTTCTGGATTAATCCCGATTTCTGTAATGTCAATTTTGGAACCATCATTCTGATAATAAGACGTACCTCTAAAATCAGAAGTAATTGTCCATACGCCATTATCAAAAATAGCCACTTCATTAATACCGACTACTGGTGGCTCAACATTGGTCGAGTTTGCAGGAATAAGCCAATTGTTAGCGTCAAGCGGGTCTTGGTCTGCTAGCCCTTCGCCTAAAAATTCTTTAGTGATTGGGTGATAGTGATAGATTTTCATGGTTAATCCTAGAATTTAATACAAGCTAATAAAGCAACGTTGCGCGGGCGAGTTTCAGGCCCACCAGTGTCCGCAGTTTGATAAGTTGTCGAAGCGCCGTTAAATGTGCCAATGCCTGCGCCAGTTGTATTCGAACTTACAGAACCTTGATTTGGCATTGTGTGCTGATGGCTTTTTAATTCATCAGCTTGAGCCGAACCAAAAGCTCTCCCACTATCCGCACCGCGCCCGTCATCCCATCCGCGAATAAACTCGCCGCGCAGGTCGGGTAATCCGAACGTTGTCGAACCATCGCCAGCGCCAAACATAGTGCCAATTTCTGCAAATAACGCCGCGTATGTTGTGCGCGATACTAGAGCACCGTTTGCTTTAAGCCAGCCTGTCGGTGGAGTATTCTTAGCAAAATATTGAACAGCACCCGCACTTAAAGATAAAACAGCGGCACCACTTTTCTTCTGAATAACCACATCAAACGTATCAATATCAACCGCAGTAATCTCAACTCTGTCACCCGCTTCAACGGTGTAATTAGCACTGCCCTGTACGCGGATATCAGCATTGTTGGTAAATATTGTTCCCGCAGCAGGGTAAACAACACGACTAGCACCAGCCTGTGGCGCAGCAGGAAAGTTGGTGATAGTTGGTGTGCCTGTCCAGTCTTGTACGTTGCCGTTTACAGCGGTCCACAAAGGCGTGGTGGTTGCTGTTGCGGCTACTGTGGCGCGTTTTTCGTTGATTGCGGCTTGCAGGTTGCCATTAAGCGTTGTTGATATAATTTGCCAGTTTGAAAATGTGCCCGTACCAACAATCGTGCTTGGGCTAAACTCAAAATCACCAGTTACATCATCGTAATCAACAACTGAAGCAATAAAATATTGGTTGATGTTGGCAGCATTTGTAACCCGCACGCCAGAGCCAGCAGGGAATACTTTCCCAGGCTCAATCTCTATGGTTTTATTGCCTGGCGTTAAGCTGATGCTGCTTGATGACGAAGCCACCATGCCAGGAAAGAAAACGCTTAATTTCTGAAAATAAGGAATTAAACTATCGTATTGAAAATTAATAAAAGCCTGACTTGGAACGTCAAAATTATCTGGGTCCGCAATATTTGGCCTTGGCTGTGGAGCTGATTCTAAGTTGTCCATAATTACACTTCTCTCAATAAAAGTTTTACTTTTGTTTTTTAGGGTTGGCAGCGTTAATCACAAATTCATCAGCAATGCCATGCAATACAAACGCTGGGAAGAAGCCATCGTCATCATCGTCAACAGTTGCCCAAATAGATGGAACGCCGTCTATTTCTTCGCTCAAGTTATATAAATATTCAGTAAGCGATTTAGGTGATTCAACTGTTTGGCGGGTTGTCTTTTTGGACGGACGCTTAACTAAGCGCGTAAAGCCAAATTCGTTTGGCTCAGTTTTGCTAAATGATCTACGCTCAACCTCTGCGCCAAATTCAGCATTCCCAATAAACGTACTTATTCCTAATGCTAATATGCCCAAACGCACCTCACCCGCTGACGATCTGCGAAGTGTGACGGTGATTTTTGCACCAATAATCGGCGGCAAATTTCTGATAAACAGATTTTTTTAACCTGAAATGGCTTAGTCCAAAACTCTAAGAACCCACGTGTTACACGGGTGACCATTCGGATAGACTGATCGTAAATTACAGTGTCGTTAAACTCGACTTTTACATCAACAAACTGTGCATCTGCATTTAGAATTGAAACCGTATCTACACGTGACGATGTAATCATCACGTAAGTCATATTCATTTCTGCAACGGCTTGATTATTACGTTGGCCATCAAATGGCATCCAGCGATTTGTCGCGCTTACTTCTTGCCACCATACTGGCGGGTTATTTTCATCAAACTGGGTGTCGTCTAACGGATTGTTACCAGTATTGCCTGCTTGAACAGACTGAAAAACCTTATGCACTGAAAGCACAATGACATACTGATTCAAGTCATAAGTTGCCATAGGGTCATAAACTGGATGATCCGTTTCTGGAATAGTTGAGCTTTGCAAAACAGCATCCGTCATTGGCGTAATTTTTAAATGCCTCATGCCGCCTCCACCGTTAAAATTGCATCGCCATTTTCAATATTTGCAGTGCTTTTTGCAGTGCGCTCAGTGAACTGCACAACATCAGCAAGCTGTGTGCTTAATTTATCTACTGTGCGGTTAAGCCTGCGGACTTCAGCAACTAATGAAGCGTTGTTACTGCCACCATCACCAGATAGCATGCGTTTTGTTTGCTCGGCTGAATAAATGCGTGATGCACCTGTCGCTTCAATCTCTGGTCCACGCTCGCCAACTAAGCGTAAGCCACCGCTGTGATAACCACCATCAGCAAAGGCTGGCATATTGGCAGCAGGTAGCATATTGAGCGCTATGCCATTACGGGCGAATGATGAGGCTTTGATGAAGTCGTTAAATGTTTTAAAGCGGTCTGGGTTAAGTGTGTTGGTAAGTGCCTGCACAGCACCGTTAACTTCAATAAAGCCAGCAACTAAATTAGGGAATGCATTGGCAAGGTTTAAGCCTTCTTTTGTAATGTCATTAAAATCAATTTCTTTACCTAATTTAATAAATTCCTGTGCATTTTTAGGCACAGCCAAACCAAATTCTGCAAACATTTTGGCAAGGTCTTCTTGCTGCATGGCACGTTTTTCAGCATCGCTAACAAGTGAATATAAACCTGTACGCACGTTATTTTGCAAACCAACCAATAAGCCATCAAATTGCTTAAATGCATTACGGCTATCAAGTAATTTAAGAAATTCTGCGCGGCCTTCTGCTGTTGTAGTATTTACATCACGTAAAGCTTGGTCATAAGCTTTTAGGCTGTTTGGTAATGCAATACCAATTGCCTCCATAATGTCGCCTTTTAGGTTTACCATTGCATCACCTATTGTTAAGGCTTCATTTGCTGCACCTAAAAGAATATCAGTCAGTTTAGTAAAGTTTTCACCTGCAATTCCCGTCTCTTTGGCAAGTAGTGCAACTTGAGAAACAGTAATATCAAATGACTGGCTTAGTACTTCTGATGATTGTCCTAAGCGCATCACATCATTAACTAATGTTGCAACTTCTTCACGTCCAGTAAGGCCAGTAAATAAATCTTTGATTGCAACATCTAAGGGAGAAGCCTTAATTGCTCGTACTAAGCCTTCACCAAACACTTTATTAACAAGTGCTTGATATACAGCATCCATACTGGCTTTTTTAAGTACAACATCAATTCTGCCTATATCAACTCCATCAACTGTTGCGCCAAAAATACCGCCAGATTTTTTAGACTTGCCTCGTTGATAAAGACCACTATAAGTACCAATATTTGCAGACTCTCCAAATGCGCCAAGTAGACCCTGCAAGGTGTTGCTAAACTGTTTATTAATATCATTTAGCGCATCACCACCGCCTAAACTACGGTCATATATAATGCCTTGGGCGGTTTGTGCATATTCGCTGCCTGCTCCTTGAAACCCGCTAACAGTTGTGCCAAAGCGCTTATAAGATTTACCCCCAAATAATCCACCAATAGCACTACCTAAGAATGAACCGATTGCGCCACCTACTGGACCACCAAAGAATGTGCCAAGCGCTGTGCCCGCTGCGCCTGCAAAGTTGCCTTGCGCAAGTTGTAAAACAGCGCCGCCATAACTAGCTAAGTTCCCAATGGTTGTTGCGTTCTGCTGAATAAAGCCACCAATAGCGCCGCGAATGCCGCTTAGATCGCCTGATATTAACTTGCCAAAACTGGCAATACCGTCGTAAACAACTTGGTTGGATTTTGTAAAAATATTGCCAACTTCTTGTAGTAATCCACCTGCAGTTGTACCACTGCCAGCACCACCTGTGCCGTTAAGTAATTGAGAGACAGATTTGATGTCACCAAGCCCAGTAATCCCTGCAACGCTTGCAATTAATTTAACAACAAATGGCTGTGCAAAATAGCGATATAACTGATCAGCAACAGTAGTTTTAAAAGTAGTGTTAAGCGATTGCATAAACGCTTTCCAACTACCTTCACCACCATTAATCAATTGTGAAAAGCTAAATCTAAATGTTTCGTTAATGCCATCAACGCTACGCTCAAATTCACGGCGCTTTTGTTCTTCAGCTTGTTGCCAAATGCGCACAGCTTCGTCTGCTGCTTTTTTCTCAGCATCTAAACGCTCTTTATTAAGCGTTACATTTACAAGCTGTTTGCGGGCTTCAATTTCTTTATTAATGTCGTCAGTAGTTAAACCTAAGTTTTCAAGCACAATACGTTTTTCTTCAGCACGCGCAAGCGCAGTCGCAGCAATTTGCGACTCTAATAACCCATATTCATTGATTTCGTTTTGTGTGGCTTCGGTGCGATTTAAAATGTCTTGCAAAATGCCAGTTTGCAGATTTTGTTGTGAAGCAATATAAGCATCTTCTGCACGAATTTCTTCTGCTCGCGCCACGTTCTGTTTAACGATTTCTTGGTTAACGCGCTCGTAATAAGCGAGCATCGCTTTTTTAGATTCACTTAAGGCGGTAGATTTTGTCGTGCTTTTTTCATACTCAGCATTTAACTGCTGGCGATAGCGCGTTGCTTCTTGTACTGTTAGTCCGCCGTTTTGCTCAAGAATGTTTACTTCTTGAAGTTTAGTTTGGTAAGCCTGCAGTTTTGCCAAGTCATCTTTAAATGGGTTGGCTTGTTTAAATATTTCAGCCTTCTTTTCTGATAATTTTCTTGCAGCGTCAAAGTCAAACCTACCTATCTTGCCAGATTGTTCGTTTTGAATTCCGCCATTTGGAGTGCTTGGAAAATACCTTTCTAGAGCGACCATCCCAACTGGTGAAATAGCAAATCCAACTTTGTCTAATAAACTGTATTCTTCACGTTTTTGAATTAAACGATTTAAAGCATCAGTCCATTGGACAAGCTCACCAGTAGACTGTGCTGAAGCTTCAAATAAATCATTGAAACTATTAGCAAGCGCTTTTAATGCACCGCCTAAGGTATTGCGGGCAGCTTCAGCTGCCCCACCGTATGAGCCTTCCAAGGTTTTGATAATAATGTCTTGTGCTTCGGCAACACGGCCAGTGTCTTCAAGTGATTTGATTAACTCCTTTTGGGATTCAGTAAATCTAAATCCTTGGCGTGTTAAAGCCGTTAAGCCTTGCGATGGAATATCAAGCGCACGGCCAATAAGTTCTGCTGATTGTTCTACAGACATACCCATCCGTTGCGCCATATCGATGGTGATCTGCATGGCAGCTGGAAACTGGCGACCAACAATGCCAGTGTAAGAAAGTAATCGCGTTTGTGCGTTAGTAATCTCACCCGCTGCAAAAACACTTTTGTTACTTAACTGCTCAGCCAACAGATTTAATTCGCTAGCGGCAAAGCCTGCAGCCATACCTGTAGATCTTAAAACCGCTTCTAGCTGTGCTTGCTCATTTTGCGCGTCTATTGTCTCGCTTAAAAACTTAGTAAACGCACCTGCGGCAAGTGTGACTGCGCCAGCAACGCCACCGTACCGGCTAATTAATGAGCTTGCACCTTGGCTTAAAGAGTCAACGTTACGTTGCGCCGCAGAGAACGCGGCATCCGTTCTATTTTCTGCTGATAAAACAATGCGGGCATCGCTTGCAACGTTAAACGCCATTATTTACTCTCGCTTGCCTTTTTTTGATTGTGAAAATTTAAAAACGCTTTATCTAAAGCACGAATCATTTTTGGAAATATTGAATATCGTCAATTTGGTTGATTAAGCAATACGCTAAAATCTCTAAGTAACTAATTGCCAAATGCTCTGATAAACCTATTTGGCGCGTTGCGTTTAATTCCCAAAATGCAAACCAGTAATCAAGGTTTTCTTGCTCTATTTCTGGTACTTCGTAACCGCTATCGCTTAAATCTGCACCGTATTCAATGTAAATTTTGTACTGCTCGCCATACTTCAAATCCCAAAGTAGGCGATCTGTTAGTTTTTTATGGCTGCAGCCTCAACCTCAACTTGAAAGTTTTTAATATCACCTGCAACAAAAGTAACCATGTCTTTGAAATCGCTGTACTCAGTCATCAATCGAATGGCTTCTGCTTTTGAATACACAATTTTTTGCCATCAACCTCTAAGCCTTCCCATCCCAAAAGCACTGTTTCTGCAAATGCTTCAATGGTGATTTTTTCTTGTATATCGTCTGGCAGGTTACGGTTGCGAAGCTTAATTTGGTGTGGCTGAAGTAAGCGTTTAAATGAATTGCTAAAGTTAGTATTACCAAGACGTGCAACTAACAATTTGCCGCCAGCGCCTACATCAACCCAAACGCCTTCTTGCTCAGCAATTTTGTTGGTACCAAATACTTTTTTAATGTCCATCTTTGTAACTCCCGTTTAAATAAATCCCGTTGTGAAAGGTTGGCATCCAGCACGCGACGGGAGGCGCGGTTTAATTGCCAGACGCCAATTCGTTAAATGCAGACGATGCGAAGTTCGTCGTTACCTGCAACTGGCACCATGCGGAAATCGTAGCCAATTAAGCGTTTACCATTGATTGACGATTTGCTTGGGTTAAGAATTTGCAAGCCTGGTGTGAATAACAGCACTTTTAAACCTTCTTCAGTGCCATGCACCCAGCCGAGCGTTTGTAATGTGTTGTTGATGACATTGCCCATAAAGGTGACTTCTTGCGCTGGCGTTAAATCCAACGCAAAATCGCCACCGATTTGGCGTTGATCTAAATCAACCGTTTCGCCACCAAGCAATGCGTTAAAGTTAACTTCATTGCCAGATGTGATGGTAATGCCACGGCTTGGGTAAGGTGTACCGCCAGTTAATGCACCCGCTGCGTATGTGCAACCAAAGGTTAAGTCGCCTGAGTTTTGGTCTGTTACGATTTTTGGCACTTTCCAATCGGTAAATACTGGCGTTGCGTTAGCTGCCACTTCAATATCTTCATACAAACCAATAAAGTTAAAGCGCAATACTGGGCGCTCACCAACCACACCCGCCAACTCCCATGTGCCACGTGCGCCAGTAAATTTATGCAGCACGCCACTGTCATACAAGTAAGCCGTAAGTGATTGAATTGCGTCTGTTACAAGCGTGTAATCCACGCGCTCAACAGCTGTGACTGTCTCAGCAAATCCGCAAGCAATTAATACTGGGCCCCATGCCGGTGCAACACCTAATGTGCCAGAAGCTTGTAGCTCTAAGTCAAAGCCAACTTCAGCGTACTTAGTGCCGACTAATTGCTCACTACCGCCCAAATATGAGCGGATTAAATCGCGGTCCACGTTTTGCGCATTAAGCGGGTTAACGTTTACGTTTGAAATAAGCATGGCGTTATCGGCACCTGTTGGCACTGGATCAACCCCATAAGTTGACTCCAGCTTTGCAAGCATTACCATGTTACGAACTAAACGATTAGCCATGATTGTTTCCTTCTTGATTAATTAATGTTTGTGTTTCTGTGTCAGCAGGTTTATCTAACTGCTGATCGTTAAAATCTGTTGTTTTTAGTTCTTCGGCTTTAATTAAGCTGCCATCTTTTTGGCGAATAAAACGACCACCCGTGCTTGGCTGAACTTCAGCTGGCTGAGTTGTTGGCACTATCGTTTTAACTGTTTTTTTAGCCATGTTGTTTTGCCTTAAAGTGCGTTATCGGATGATTCGTATAACACCGAAAATGCAATTTCCATTACTACCAAATCTGTGTCGGCTGATTCCCATTCTGGTGAAACTGAATCCACCTGAATGTCATCGCATAAGCCGCTTAATGTTCTATCGCTTAAAACGCGATTTACTACTGTTTTAACAATTGGATCAGCCAACAAATCGGGCTCATCGCCTCTTACATAAACTTCAACCGACTGGCTGACAATTCGATGGTGTCTGCCCAAAGTGGTTAAGTTTTCTTTACGATCTAAACCTTTGCGAACCACCACCGCTCGATCAATGTTTTGCGGTATTCTTTTAAGCCGTGAGCGCCAAGTTGCATCTACAACAACTGCCGTTGGCTCGCTTAATAAAGCGTAAATTGCAGCAGTGATTTGTTCAGCTTTAGTTGCCAT